GATTCTGCAACTGAATCCGTCCGCTCAGGCTAATCCCGCCATTATCAACTATGCTTTTCTCTTAATTCGCTGAAAACAACAGTAAAAGAATGAGGAAAGCATCATGCCACTCTCAAAGGTCTGGGCAGGTTCACTGGTTTTGTTGGCAGCCGTGAGCCTGCCGCTGCACGCGGCTTCCCCCGTTAAAGTCGGTTCAAAAATCGATACCGAAGGCGCGCTGCTCGGCAATATCATTTTGCAAGTACTCGAAAGCCACGGAGTACCAACGGTCAATAAAGTGCAACTTGGAACGACTCCTGTGGTGCGCGGGGCGATTACTTCCGGTGAACTGGATATCTATCCGGAATATACCGGCAATGGCGCGTTTTTCTTTAAAGATGAAAACGATGCAGCGTGGAAAAACGCGCAGCAAGGTTACGAGAAAGTCAAAAAACTCGATGCAGAGCAAAACAAGTTAATCTGGCTGACGCCCGCACCTGCAAATAACACCTGGACCATCGCCGTGCGTCAGGATGTGGCAGAGAAAAACAAACTCACTTCGCTTGCTGACCTGAGGCGTTATCTGAAAGAGGGCGGCACCTTCAAACTGGCAGCCTCGGCTGAGTTTATCGAACGCGCCGATGCGTTACCCGCGTTTGAAAAAGCCTACGACTTTAAACTCGATCAGGATCAGTTACTGTCACTGGCTGGCGGCGACACGGCGGTAACGATTAAAGCCGCTGCCCAGCAAACTTCTGGCGTTAATGCCGCAATGGCTTACGGCACTGACGGTCCGGTCGCGGCGCAGGGGCTGCAAACCTTAAGCGATCCGCAAGGCGTGCAACCTATCTACGCGCCTGCACCAGTGGTGCGTGAGTCGGTGCTGAAAGAGTATCCGCAAATGGCACAGTGGCTACAGCCAGTCTTCGCCAGCCTCGATGCAAAAACATTGCAGCAACTGAATGCCAGCATTGCAGTGGAAGGACTGGATGCCAAAAAAGTGGCTGCCGACTACTTGAAACAAAAAGGGTGGACGAAGTAATTTCCCGTGACTTATCTACGTATTAATCCTGTTCTGGCGCTGCTGCTGTTGCTGACGGCAATCGCAGCAGCGCTGCCGTTTATCAGCTACGCGCCTAATCGTTTAGTCTCGGGTGAAGGGCGTCATCTCTGGCAACTGTGGCCGCAAACGATCTGGATGCTGGTGGGCGTTGGTTGCGCCTGGCTGACAGCCTGTTTTATTCCCGCTAAAAAAGGCAGCATTTTTGCACTCATTCTGGCGCAATTCGTCTTCGTATTGCTGGTGTGGGGAGCTGGAAAGGCGGCGACCCAACTGGCGCAAAATGGCAGTGCGCTGGCGCGTACCAGCCTCGGCAGTGGTTTCTGGTTGGCTTCGGCGCTGGCATTGCTGGCCTGTAGCGATGCCATCCGCCGAATCTCCACGCATCCGCTGTGGCGCTGGTTGTTGCATATGCAGATTGCCATTATTCCGCTGTGGTTGCTGTACTCCGGCACGCTTAACGATCTCTCACTAATGAAAGAATACGCCAACCGTCAGGATGTGTTTGACGACGCGCTGGCACAACATCTGACCTTGCTGTTTGGTGCGGTGCTGCCTGCGTTAGTGATTGGTGTGCCGTTGGGCATCTGGTGCTACTTTTCCACCGCGCGGCAGGGGGCGATTTTTTCTCTGCTCAATGTCATTCAGACCGTGCCTTCCGTGGCGCTCTTTGGCCTGCTGATTGCGCCGCTTGCCGGACTGGTTACGGCCTTTCCGTGGCTGGGGAAGCTTGGCATAGCAGGAACCGGAATGACACCCGCACTGATTGCGCTGGTGCTCTATGCCTTGCTACCGCTGGTGCGCGGCGTGGTAGTCGGCTTGAACCAGATCCCGCGCGATGTGCTGGAGAGCGCCAGAGCGATGGGCATGAGCGGGGCGCAGCGATTCCTGCATGTTCAGTTACCGCTGGCGTTACCGGTATTTCTGCGCAGCCTGCGGGTGGTGATGGTGCAAACTGTAGGCATGGCGGTGATTGCGGCGTTAATCGGCGCAGGCGGTTTTGGTGCGCTGGTTTTCCAGGGGCTGCTAAGCAGCGCCATTGATTTAGTGTTGCTGGGGGTGATCCCGGTAATTGTTCTGGCGGTGCTGATCGATGCGCTGTTCGATTTACTAATCGCACTGTTGAAGGTGAAACGTAATGATTGAATTTAGCCATGTCAGCAAACTGTTCGGCGCACAAAAAGCCGTTAACGATCTCAATCTCAATTTTCAGGAAGGGAGTTTTTCGGTGCTGATTGGCACATCTGGCTCCGGCAAATCCACCACCCTGAAAATGATTAACCGCCTGGTGGAACATGACAGCGGAGAGCTCCGCTTTGCTGGAGAAGAAATTCGCTCGCTGCCAGTACTGGAGTTGCGCCGCCGTATGGGCTATGCCATTCAATCTATTGGCCTGTTTCCCCACTGGAGCGTGGCACAAAACATTGCCACCGTGCCGCAATTACAAAAATGGTCGCGGGCGAGGATTGACGATCGTATCGACGAATTAATGGCGCTACTGGGGCTGGAGTCAAATTTACGTGAGCGTTATCCACATCAGCTTTCCGGTGGTCAGCAGCAACGTGTGGGAGTAGCGCGCGCACTGGCTGCCGATCCGCAAGTCTTACTGATGGATGAACCTTTTGGCGCACTGGACCCGGTAACGCGCGGCGCGTTGCAACAAGAGATGACGCGCATTCACCGTTTGCTGGGGCGTACCATTGTGCTGGTCACGCATGATATTGATGAGGCGCTACGGCTGGCAGAACATCTGGTATTGATGGATCACGGTGAAGTGGTGCAGCAGGGGAATCCGCTGACGATGCTGACTCGTCCGGCGAATGATTTTGTCCGCCAGTTTTTTGGACGTAGTGAACTGGGTGTGCGCCTGCTTTCGTTACGTAGTGTGGCGGATTACGTGCGTCGCGAAGAACGGGCAGAAGGTGAGGCACTGGCAGAAGAGATGACGCTGCGCGATGCGCTCTCCCTGTTTGTCGCGCGGGGATGCGAGGTGCTGCCGGTGGTGAACACGCAGGGCCAGCCTAGCGGCACGCTGCATTTTCAGGATCTGCTGGTGGAGGCGTAAGCGTATGAAGATGTTGCGCGATCCGCTGTTCTGGCTCATTGCTTTGTTTGTGGCACTGATTTTCTGGCTGCCTTACAGCCAGCCGCTGTTTGCTGCCTTGTTCCCACAACTGCCACGACCCGTTTATCAGCAAGAAAGTTTTGCAGCTTTGGCACTGGCTCATTTCTGGCTGGTGGGAATTTCGAGTTTGTTTGCGGTGATCATTGGCACTGGTGCCGGAATTGCAGTCACTCGCCCGTGGGGCGCGGAATTTCGCCCACTGGTGGAAACTATTGCCGCCGTTGGGCAGACTTTTCCGCCTGTCGCAGTGCTGGCGATTGCTGTTCCGGTGATAGGCTTTGGTCTGCAACCAGCGATTATCGCCTTGATCCTTTATGGTGTGCTGCCCGTCCTGCAGGCGACACTTGCCGGGCTGGGAGCGATTGATGCCAGCGTGACAGAAGTTGCGAAAGGTATGGGAATGAGTCGAGGTCAGCGACTGCGTAAGGTCGAGCTACCGCTGGCGGCTCCGGTGATTCTGGCGGGCGTGCGAACCTCGGTGATTATCAACATTGGTACGGCGACGATCGCCTCAACGGTAGGGGCCAGCACGCTGGGTACGCCCATCATCATCGGGCTTAGCGGATTTAATACCGCGTATGTGATCCAGGGGGCGTTACTGGTGGCACTGGCGGCGATCATCGCAGACCGCCTGTTTGAAAGGCTGGTGCAGGCGCTTAGCCAGCACGCAAAATAAAGGTATAACCTGCGAGCATGACGCCACCAATTCCGCCTAACGCCATAAACAGGAACAGGGCGATGACCCCAATTTTAGCTATGCGCATAATGCACTCCTTATGTTAACGAAAGGATTGTACAGTAAAGCGCATTTGTTAACGAATCATTAAATGCCGAGTGGGAAAATATCATGGCCTTGTTCTTGCCAACTGGTGAGTTGCTGCTGTTGGGCGGAGGTTCGATTTTCACCGCACCACACCAGCAATGTACGGCCTTCGAATAGTTCAGGGCGTAGTTGATTGAGCGAGTGGGCGAGGACATCAATGCGCCATCCTTGTTGACTGGCAATCCAGCCCTCCAGCCACAGACGGGTGGTATCCTGAATATTCCAGCCAACCACCAGCGCATCTTTACCCTGTTTTTTACGTGCCGAAGCCAGACAAATGGCGATGTAGTTGATCAGTACGCCGTCGAGGATCGCCAGCAGCGCCTGGAGAGTCGGTTGTTGGTACTGAAGCCGTCGGCGCAGAGGAATAAACAGATGTGTGGTGAGCGTCTGGGCGGGGTAATCCTGACCGCGCTCTTTGATCCACGTTCGCAGGCTATGCAGATTGCCGCTTTGCAGGTAGGTCAGTAATGTTTCTTGCTGATCGCGCCAGCCGTTCTGCACATCAACATTTTCATTACTGAGCAGCATTTTAACTTTGCTGACCTGCACGCCGTTGTCGATCCAGCGTTTGATCTCGCGGATCCGGTCAATATCGGCATCGTTGAACAGCCGATGACCGCCGTCTGTCCGTTGCGGTTTCAGCAATCCGTAACGCCTCTGCCACGCGCGTAACGTGACAGGGATTAAGGGTAAACTAATTGATTTTGCAAGTTTTTATTTTACCCTGCTTTCTTATGGGGCATACATGGGACACTTTCAGATAGTCTTTTGTTAAGGAGTTCTATCTGTTCGTGATTGTTGTCTTTCATCCATGCTCCGTAAACATTGAATACCATTTGTGCGTTTGTGTGGCCCATCTGGCTTGCGATAAAACTAGGATTAGCTCCTGCGGCAAGTGACCAGCATGCATAAGTATGCCTGGATTGGTACGATTTTCTGTGTCTCAGACCTGCGCGTTTTAAGATACTTGTCCATGACTCCCTGATGGAGTCAACCTTGTAGTGAGGTCCGGACAACTGCTGCTGTTTTGTTACCTGAGGACTAAAAACAAAAGTGCATTTATGCACAGCAGTTCTCCCATATTCCCTCTGCTTCACCTCTACAGAATGTTGCTTTCCAAGCATGGTCATTTCCGCCTGGCTTTTAAGAGCATCAATAGCTGGTTGAACCAGATGAATTGTCCTTCCGGTGCCTGCATCGGTTTTTGGTGGAGTGAATTCGCCAAGTTTTGTATAATTTCTACGGATGGTTATAGTCCTTGCTTTAAGGTCTATATCTTCCCATGCCAGCGATACCAACTCCCCGTGACGAATACCCGTGTATACAGCGAGAATCCACAGGTTTTTTGTTTGTTGATGACGGCAAGCCTCAATAAAACGAATAAATTCGTCACGGGTGAGAGGATCTGGTTTTACCTTGGACTTTTTTAAGGGAGCCAGACCGTTAAATGGGTTTCCTGAGGTATAACCATTATCTGTTGCAAATTGAAACATTCCAGCTATGGTTGTCATATAGTAGTTTACCGTGACCACTGAGCGCCCTTTTATGGAAGAAGTCTTTCCATTAGAAAGCTTTTGGTAACCGGTCAACAAATCTCTCCTTACGAAAAGTAAATCCTCTTTTGTTATGGATGAAACCAGTTTTTTTTCACCTAACATTGGTAACATGTTTTTAATTACTGACTGGTAACGGTTAAGTGCATTCGCACAAATCTCAATTTTCTTAAGGTCCAACCATTTTTCCGAAAGTGCCTTAACGGTTATCTCTCTTTTTCCCAGACCAAAGTGTTTCAGGTTAGGGGAATTAGGGAACTGCGCGGCGTAGTCGAAACTCCCCATTCTGATTGCAAAACAAACGGAAGTGCGAAGTTCACCAGCGATCTTCCGGTTTTTGGCTGTGTCAGGAACACCGAGGTTTTCTCTGACACGTTTGCCATTATAGTGAAACCATATACGGAGTGATCCGCCATGGTTTTCAACGCCTGTCGGGTATGATGCGTTACTCATTAAACCTCCCAGACGTCCAGGAGCATTAACAGGTTAACCGGAACTTGCATTTTTGGCACCTGGTTGTTTCTGGTTTTCGATCCATCGCATAATTTCTTCGATGTTGTACAGGCATTCACTGTAATGCCCAGGATCACCTTCTACAGCGTAATGGCGGTATTCTTTTCCCTGCATCCATGACTTTCTTCTGGCCCGCTCGATGGTGCCGGGCTTTAGCCCTGTTGATGCAATAAGGACTCTCTCCGTACACCATTTGCTGGGGGTTATCTGATAGATGATTGTCTGCATGCCAACCTCATAAAACTTTCATCCACGGCAGTGGCACCACACGTCAAACATTCGTTTCACAACTTCACGGCAGTAGAAGCCGTCGACATCACGGGTCAGGTCGTAGCGATTGCCGAATGTCTTGCGAACCCAGAACTCAAAAGCCGTATGCATGTATCACCTCCGTTGCATTGCGCGTAATTTTTTCAGGCGCATTTCCTGCTCAGTGCCCGCCAGAATTTTGCGGTACTCCTGTTGGTCAATATGTTCGAACAGGTTGTTGAACTCACCAATGCGTACCCGTCCGGAGCGCCCGTCCATGCGTCGAAAGAACACTGAGTGCTGAGTACTGCGAGTAATCACCACAGGGTATCCGGCTCTGTCCGTGTATATCTGACCACGTTGAATCAGAGCGAACATTCCTTTATCCCCAGCGGAAAAGCGAATACAGAATAAATGCCACCGCTATTGCAACTCCAACTGCGGTGAATGCTTCAGGCCAATTCATCATTTCACCTCCTGCGGCGGCTCCGGTAGCGGCATCCAGTGGGTTACTTTCGATGCCGGTTCTTCCCCATTGTCAGTAACTGCCCACCATTTGTTTCTCGAACAATCGTAATACCCTTCGAAGGTATCGCACTCAGTCCAGCCGTAAGACTTCCCCCAACACCAAACATACTGTTTATCGTTCGGCATTCGCTCACTACAGCTTATCCAACCATCCGGAGTTACCGGAGAGTTGCCAGCCTTGCGCATGGCAATCTCCATGATTTCAACCATATCTCCTGGTGGAATTTTACAATGCTGACCAATATGCCTCTGCTGCCTGGCATATTCGAGGATGTGCTCCAGCTTGATACGATTAATCATGATTTATCTCCCTGAAGCATGGCTTCGCGGCAGTCGTTCCAGCCTTCAGCATAATCACTATACGCAAGAGGCCAACCGTTTCTGTATTCACGCGGCAACTTATCAGGCACTACCAGCGCTGGCGGCGCGGAGAATAGTGGTTTAGGTGATATTTCCGCACGTTTTGCGTATGCTTCAACTGTGTCAGGGTTAAACAGGATTATGTTTTCACCGCATTCCCACGCTATCGGTTCTGCTTCCAGCGATGCCAGTGCAATTTCATAAGCACGGCGCTCAATATTGTCTCGAACGTCCAAGCTGCCTATGCGCTCTTTGATTTCTTTAATCAGTTCTTTGTCGGTAATAGTGGTCATGCCGCGTTTCCTTCTTTCTTATTAACAATTACACCGTCATATATTTCATTAAGGTGCCCTCTCAACTCCATGCGCCTTAATGCAGACAACATGTAATCGCATTCAACCTGCTTATTTCCAGTAAATGGCTTATCGTCAGGATTACCCCAACAGCAATTACCCTTGGGCCACCCATGTACTTTCCGTACTCTTCCGTTAACAACGTGAAGTAATCCCCAGCCAGGTGGTAAATCCTCAATTGAAATAATTCCCGGCTCACTAATAAAGAATCGCCAGTCGCCCATTCCAAGAGACGGATTTTTACGAAAACGCTTTTTTCTATCTGCCAACAAGTCAGCACGAGAACATTTCGCCAGTCAGGCATGATGCTGAATTTCTGAATCCCATAGCATCTGGCTGTTCTCCGGTACTGGTTACAGCTATAAAGCGGTCATGAAAACAAACCTTGAAACCGTTGCGCTTAAGGAACTTGTACGCAATCTGACAGAGTTCGCGGTGTGTTAACGCCATATCACTCTCCTTTGATGCGAATGCCAGCAAGCCAGTTTCTTATGCCGATATATTCAGCGTTCCTGAAACCGCTTTTTACATATATAAATGGCAAGCGAAGATTGTGACCATTGACTGCCAGGTAGTCTTTACAACCCTGTTCGGTGAAACAGCAGGTAACGAATTCATCAATATCTTTCACAGCAACGCGCCGCCATTTTTCTGGTGGCTCTCGAAAGTTTTCATGAAGTAGCTCGAGACGACGACTATGGCGTTTATTGGCTTCATTGCCATCTTCGTCAACCCAGACAATCCGGTCATGGTCATAATCAGCATCAACAGCGATTTCGCGCTTTTGATACACACAAAACATGGGATCTGACGTTATTCGATTGTCCTGTGTTCGAATATTTTCACCGATGATGCCAAACGAATCTGGTGCAGATTTTGTCTGCATCTCTTCGATACGTTCAGCCATCGCAGCACACTCTTCAAAGTTGCTTAATGCTTTTCGCTCCCATTCGGCGCATTGTTTTTCCAGTTCTGCTATGCGCTTACTTCCATCCGCGATTACTCCCTCGTAATATTCACGCTGCTCGTTGAGTTTTGATTTTGCTGCTTCAAGCTCAACACGCAGCTTCCCAACCGTAAGCGCAATCTCCTCGTTCTCCTGGTCGCGGCGTTTGATGTATTGCTGGTTTC